GGTATAATAGTTTGAGCGTTGACCATCATCACTAATTGTGCAATCAGACAAAATATTAATTGCACTGCCGCCAGATGGTGTTACAGTTACGGCCGTAAGTTTAAATACATCGGCCTGAGACAATGTAAATTGTGTCACACCTTGTGTTACTGTTCCGGTTCCTGAGCCGCCAGTGCCATTTGCAGTTGCGACAAATACTGTGCCTACGACGCTGTTGATTGCACCAAAAGTGGTAAAATCGGTGCTGCCCACCGTTAAAATTTTGTAACGAGTGCCAGCAACCAGCGCTGTTGCATTTACTGTGCTTGAAATACCAGATCCATTAAATGATTGATTGGCGCTTGTAAGCGTTTTGGTCATTGCAGTTTCACCAGAGTCATCTGTGCCGTCCAATAATACTGGTGTAATTGCAGTATATGAAGCTCCAACGCTCTGACTTGCCACAACATAACCACTTGTTGAAATACTAGTAGGTGTTACAAATGTTCCTCCTACATTTAGTATTGTTGCGCCCGGGCTGGTATCAACAATTGAGCCGCCTGCTGGTATGCTTATGGGTATTAGTGTTTGTCCAGCGCCGCTTGTGATGGTGCCAGTTGATATATTTCTAATAATGTACTTGACACCGCTTACAGTTTTTACTGCATTGTATGGCAGTGCAAAGATTGCTGTGTCCGATGCTGTTTCTGAAAGCGGCTGACTTATGCTAAAGTTAAAAGTATCGGCCGTCAAATACAACCTATTAAGGTCATTTATATTTGCATTTACACCAGTAGATATTTGAATGTCATATAGGTATATACGATATGTTGAGCCACCTTCCAATTCAACGGTTTTTATCTTGCATGTTGCTGGCACTGTTGCAAGTGAGCCAAATGTTAGAATTGGCGTAGTAACCGTGCCACCACTTCCTGTACTAGTGCTCACAATAATTGTGTTTGCTGCGGCATTGATTGATGCAATGGTATTGGACTGATCGTTTACCGTAACTGGCATACCAACAACAAGGCCTGCTGTTCCTGATAAAATATAAATTGACAGTGAGCCAGCCGTGACTGTCGCTTGCTTTGTTACAGACAATACATTTAGGTTAAACCGTTTTGTAATGTCAGTTGTATTTGGCAACAGTGAACCGCTGTCAAATGTTCCCAATACATAATTTCCAATTGCTGCTGATGTATTGGTCAAAAGATCACTTGGGCTTTCATCACGTGCTTTAGTTGCATTGATGTCATATTTGTTGTTGAGTACAACACGGTGTCCTTCAACATATGCTGTTGATTTGTCAACTTCTAATGAATAACGAGTTTTTGCATCTGCAATAAAATCAGCGCCAGTAGCTCCAGGCAATAGTGTTGTACCATAGCCAGCTTTATCAAGATTGGCTGTGGTAAAACGGCCAAAGTTTGTGCCTGTATCATACAATTCACGAATATTAATTGTGAATGGATCAAGCACATAATTACCGCTTTCTTCAAATGTGCGTTGCGCTAATTTTGTATCTAAGCTGCTTGTGCGTTCGTCAACAGTTGCGGTTGGCACACTGTTTACAATTGTTAGCAAAAGAATTTTTGAAATGTTGGCAACACTAACGGTGTCGTTGACATTAAAGCCTAATGTTAAATTTATAACATAACGATCTGCACCCGGTGCACTGTAGTTTGGTGTATTTGCCGCATTGTCAAGCAATGTAATATCCGTAAATGAATCAACATATGATTCAGTCACAGTTAATACTGCTTTGCCTACAACACTGTTATTAGCACTTTCTGTTGCGGATGTAAAGAAATATTTTTGATCAGGTGATGCAACAAAACTTCCTTTGGTAAAAAATATACCAGCTTTCATAAAGATACCGCAAGCATATCCCAATGAAGACAGCGTCAGAGCCAAGCTGTTGTTTGTACCTAGAGTGGTAGCACCAGTAAAATCAGATACATTAACACTGCTAACTATGCTAGATGAACGGTATCTTACATAAAACCGGTATGACGTCCCAGATATCAATTCATATTTTAAAACATCAGCATATATAACACCAGTACCGCCGGCTGGTGTGTATGTTAAATATGTGGTACTTGCTAAACTTGTTGCGGCGCCATTGAATGTGGCCACAACATATTTGACATCATTTGAAAATGTAGTGTCGCCGCCGTATACTGCAGTATTGTCTTTCCATACGCTGCTGCCAAATTTATCAATTTGACTTTGCAGCATACTCTGCATTTGGTTTAACTCTCTTACCTGAACGCTATAGCCCGGTTTAAAAAGTATACGTAGATAATTTTTATCATTTGGTGTGGACGCCGGAGAGTTGCTATCAAGAGTGTTGTAGTCATCATGATAGGTGGAATTATTTGTGGTGATTGCCATTAGAATTGTATAATAATTTTAACTTTTTCGCTTTGTGCGTCTGAACGTGTAATTCTTTTGCGATTTTCGACAAATAGAACTTCACCGCGGCTATATGTAGTAGGATCATCTTTAATTTCGGCATTATCGAGTGCGCCAACTGAACTGTTACTGTATGTAACCACAGTTCCAGTAAGAGTAATTACTCCTTTGGGCGTTATTGTTCCAACCGCAACAGTAGTAGAGCCAAGTGCCAATTCATTAAAGCCAGTTGAATAATTTTGGTGGTAATATAATTTATTAGCACCACTGTCATATTTATCGACAACACCCACAACCTTTAATCTTCCATTAAGATTGTCACCAGCTGCTCCTGTAGCACCACTTGTATAAGCTATTGTCTGGCACAGCAATGCTCCTTCAACTAATAGTCCAGCATCGCCAGATACACCGGCTGTTGTTAAATACTTTGATGCATTGTATGTTGCTGGACCAGCACCTGAAGCACCAGTTGGATTTTTAACAACACTAATTTGGCGGTATGAATTCAATAAAGAATCACCGTCAATGTTACCATTTAGAGTTGTTTCTAAACTTGCAAACCATGTAGGCATAACCGTAGATGGCAAATAACCAAAACCGTTGAGTGGCGCAATGATAGGTGAAATGATTGCAGGATAATCTAAAGCATCAACTGCTGTTGCGGTTGTGCTAACAATTCTTACGTTACCTTTGGTTGCGCCATACTGCCATGTTCCTAGGTTAGGCAAGGCTACCGCCGTAATTGTTTTGGACGCCCCTGTAGTTACAGTGGTAATATTTCCAGTTGGGATTGCAACCACATGTGTTGGAGTAACACCACCAGTAGTGTCATCGCTTAAATATAAATAACCGGTTAAAACAGCATCTGCTGCATATTTCCCACCAGTAATTACATGTAAACCAACCACTGCACCACCAGCAGCACTTTTTACCGTTGCTGCTGTGGGAGTGGTACCACTTGTAAGCACACTGTCACGAACAATAATAAACGAATCAGACGCCGGAGACACAATTTCTTGAACCAATACCCAATATGAAGTGCCGGTGCTGTCAGTGCTGGCAACGGTTGCAATTGTATATGCACTTGTATCAGTTGGCAGCGTTCCTAATGTTGTAGTAATGGCGGTCTTAGCAACACACATGTACAAGAATGAAGAAGATTCGCTTACGGTGCGCACACCATAACATGGCAATATATTATTGGCAGTATCTGGTAAGAAACATGATGAATCATGAGAATCATATGTCTTATATTTTTTGCCGCTAACCAATGCAACATTTGGTATAGCAAGTTTTGCGGTATCATCACTACCAGTACCCGTTATTCTCTTTAAAGTATTTAAATTATTTAATACTTCAAGACTATCAGTGTAACCGCCAGTCGCGGCTGGTATAGGATATGTTGTATCTTCATACACATCATATGCATCGGATTTACCAATGCCTATATAGTACTTGTTGGTAGCACCTGTTCTAATATCCTCAACAAAAGCTTTTGCATTTGCTCTGCGGAACGTATCGGTAATAATCGCTGACATATTGTGTTTTAATTAAATGTATTTATAAAGGCAAAACCTTGCAGTTTAATCAGGGAAGTAAGCAGCAAGCGTTACATATGCACCAAGATTGTGTCTAATCCCATACTGCGTCAATGAATAGTTTGGTTGACTCATTGCCTCAATTGTACTGTTTAATATGAAATTGTCTACGCAGCCGGCGTCAATAAACTTTAATGCACTATCATAATTGCTAGCATTGAGTATGCCAACGCTTTGAGGTGCACCATTTATATTTTCTTGTATATAAAGTTGGAAATACAATTGTGCACCTCTAAAAAATGTTTTGGCCGTATTGCTATTATTTTCTAGATTGCTATCTACAACCAACAAGAAGAAAAGAATTTTGCTGCGATTCCAACCCGGCTGATATTTTGGAGAATGCTGATGATTAATTGATTTGTCCCAAATTAAAGATTTGAGCCATGAATTGCTATCGGCTGCATCTGACAATGCAAAATAATTTTCAATAACAGTATCCCAATCATTAGCACTAAACAATTGCAAAACAAGTTCAACAAACAATTTCAATCCGGCCGGATGAACAAATTTTAAATAAGGATCCAACCAAAACACTGCATCAGTGTCAGTTTTAATGACATATGAATATGCTTGCCAATAATAACTATCCTGAATTTTATCGGTGTTGGACGGCATACCGTGCACGTCTTTATACTCATATTGCTCAACCAGCGCATATGTTAGAGTATTAACAACGGTACAAAAGTATACCGAACGTGTATTGCCACTTTGCACAATTACATACCTATTGCCATTGACTAAAGCCGTACTACCATTTACTGGTGCACTTGCTGCTACAGTTGGTGTAACTGACAACTGCAATGGTTGACCGCTGGCCGAAAAGGTTCTTACAAATTTTCCTGATGATGGCGCAAATAATTGTTCGCGCGGATATGAAACACTTACAATTTGATTGAGAAATATTCTGAAAAATGCTAATATACTTTCCTCAGAACCGCGCGTATTGTAATAGTTTATGATTATCTTATATAAAGATACCTTGTCTAATACCGTAGAATTTGGTATATTTAAAGCAATAAGTTCACGTATATTATCCAGGTAAAGATTGGACTGTGAATCAATATCTTTATCGGATATTATACTGCCAATTTCATGTGAAGGCAAACCTGAAGTATTGATATATTCATAATACTTTTGTATGAAAGCAATTAAGTTTGCGGCTCCGCTTTGAATATTAGATGGCAATAAAGATTGTGCACGTACACTTTCCAAATTGCGAGGGCGGGCGTCAGCAATACTTAATAACATATGGTTTAGCGATCTCTTTTGAATGTGGTGTATTCGGCATTGCGACTGCTTCCACCAATTGCAATGGTATCAACTTCACCAAATACGCTAAGACGTGTAGAGTCAATTCTTATAAGCTGATTTCTTTTTGGTGCAATATCATTGCTAGCCGGCATAATATCTAAAATGATATCATAATTGTCATCGGCAAAAATAGCATCTATTTCAAATTTACCTGTCAATACATTTATCTCACCAACATCAGTGTTTATTTTGATTCTATCAGTGGTTTCGGCATCAAGATAATATGTGTATAGTCTACGATATGTACTGTCACCAGAAATGGCTTCATCACCCAAAAAGCTTTGCACTCCCTTTATATTAAAAGGATCACACCTAACAATGGTATGCCCATAATCGTCATTGCTTAAAGGCATATTAAATGTAAGAACGGTGCGTTGTTGATTTTGTGGATCAATAATAAATGAGCCGGCAGGATTGCTAACATACACTCTAACCAAAGAATTTAATATGGCGGCACTGTAGTTATCAATACTTCTTAACAATGCAGAGTGTCTAAATACACCATCAAACTTTTGCAAGTTGGACAAATCAAATGCCATTACAGTATCACGTATTGCATTTTCAATTTCTCCCTTTGAAAAATTTGTTTTGCCGGCATTGTATTTGAAAAACACATCAAGCGTTAACGGTATATATGTAGGATCTGAAAATTCAATTGCAACGCTCAATACTTTTTTTGGCTTAAGTATAGCACGTATAGCATCTTTTTGTATATCCGTAAGTGTTAATGTTTCGGTTGGTTTTACACACAAAAATGTTTTGCCATACTGTGGAGGATCATTGTCTTCTCCACCCCATACAGCCACGCTTTGTGCTGCCGGAAAATTTGTTAATATAAGTGTCTTATAATCATCAGCCGTTACTGCTCGGTTTTGACTAACATACGAAGCAGGTGCATTAAAACGTATACTTTCAATATCTTCTTTATCAGATCCACTGCCGCCGTTATTAATTGTAGTAATTGTGTTTTGACTATAATTTGTGTTTGATACAGCAACATTATCTATCAATAAAAATGTAGTTGCACCATTTGCAACGGATCCACTTGTTGTAAGATATTCAATTTCAATAATACTCAAATTGCTAGGTCTTTTGCCAAATACATTATTACCAAATGAAATTTGATATTTACCAAAAATGTTTTCATCCGCAAAATAAATTAGTGAATTGGCATCAACCTCACCAATATTAGCTTCAGTATACTTGGTATACACATTAGAAGTTAATGCTGTTAAAGAATCATATGTGCGAACAATTAATGTTGACATATCTATATTTTCATCGTCTATTTGATAAACCAAACGATCAGTAACACTGTTTACTTGATATCTTTTGGTATCAATAGAGCCTTGATGAATATCTATAGTTTTAGCATATTGATTTGATCCGCTGATATTGGGCATGCTAATTTCATCAAGATTAACAAAATAATATGCAGTTTCGTTTACGACGCTTTTAAACCGTGTGCCGCGCGGCAGTATTATTCCTGATGTTTGAATTGGAACAGCTGCAGCATATGTTAACGTTAAAGATATTCTGGCAGTTGTTGCAGATTTGCTTCGTGGTATATAACCTACCAATTTTGCATTTGATACCACACTGCTTCGCAATTGCGCGCTATCAATAAATGTTTCGTTTAATGCCATGTGCGCAAGCATAGCATTATAATGTGTGTTGTATGCAAGTACATCAAGAAGCTGATTAAGACCGCTTCCACTATAATTCCAATCCTTAAACGGTGAATCTGTTGTGGAGAAAAATGAAATTAGATTTTGTTTGATTGCATCAAAATCCAATTCGGTTACATTTAATGTTTGCATTATTTTGTGTTATCTTAAACGGTTTAGGAAAAATTGTACTTCAGTTCTTTGATCATATAATACCGTAAAACTTATGGTTATTGCATATAAATTTTCATCACTCACGTCAACAATATCAACAATCGTTTCGGTAATTCTAGGTTCTTCGGCAAGCGCACGAATGATAGCATCCTCTAATGCTAATACTGTAAACGGATTGGCCGGTTCAAATAACAATTCACTTATACCGCCACCAAGTTCAGGATGAAATGGGCGTTCATATATACCAGCCAATACTAAATTCTTAACGCTCAATTTAACAGCATCAATATCTGTTACGGGCCTTATATCATTTAGTATTGGGTGAATTATAAATGATAAATCCAAATCAGAATACAATCCAGTTTTTGCAACTACACTTGATGTAATTGTTGATGAATTGTAATCTGATAAGATGTTACTCATTATTGTCTATTTATAATGTCCGTCCATCTCTTATACCTCCGCTTACAATGCGTACTTCAATTGGTACACCATTTGGTGGCTTGCTTATGCCTCCGTTGTTCACACTCTGAGCAATGATTGATTTGTATAAATCGCTGTCATCACCACAATAGTAATCAATAACGTTGTTTGACATTCCACCAGTATCATGAATTGTAACACGTCCGCTGCCTACAGCGCCTTTGTCTTTAGCATAGCGTATTTCAAGAACGGTTTTACCTTTAAAGTAATTGCTAGCAACACTAGAGCCTTGCACAAGAGGCACACCATATGCTCCATTAAATTGATCTGACGGTTTAAGTTTACCGCTGGCCACCTCACTTGATGTGGTGGCATCAATGGAGGCGTTTCCATATGCGGACATATACAATGGGATCCAATCACCAGTAGCTGCAGCGTTGCGCGAATAATAAGCACGTATTACAATAACATTGCGAGTGATTTCATTTTCAATTATACTAGCGCGGTTATTGTAGTCAATCTGTGTTGCAGCATCCCATTCGGGATGTTTGCTCAATTCATCAGCAACCAATTTAAGATATGTTGCTTTATATTCAGCGTCTTTACTATCATCAGTTGTTCGACTAATATTATCATGATATGAATATGCAAGAGTATTTAATACTGCTAGCATACGTATATAATTTTCCAAAGTTGCACCAGATAGTATAGCCACTTTTGCTGGATCTTTAACAATGTGTTCTTTTAATTGGAAAATAAATGCGTCATATTCATCTTTAGGCTTAGGATCATATGTGGCATTTGCCACAGGATTGGCCACACCACCAACACCTGGCGGAGGAGTATCTAATGGTATTTTTGTTGGGTTACCAACAGCTAATCCGCCTGGAGCATAATTTGGTGATGAACAAATATCCAATGAATTTATATTGTTAAGAATATCGGATATTCCTGAAACCTGTCCAAAGTTATTTAGTATTTCGTTTGTCTTAGCTATTGCGTCCAAACCAGTTAAACCTTTAAGAATGAAAAGCGCATCATTGAGTGACACAATCGTTGCTTTTTTGGGATTGGCCAACGCGGCAATCCTTTTTATATTTTCATAAAGTGCAAACAGTGCACTTAAGTTTGCAATCAAATTGGTTGCGGCTGGATTAGCTGCTATGAGTGCTTCTGCTTTTTTTATACCTAGCAGAAGCAGACGGTGTGGTAAATTTCTAGCACAATCAGCTACGCTTAGCACACTTCGCACGCTTGACAATTCGTGCACTGCAAAATCTATAAGAACCGCAGTATTAATTTCAACACCAATTGTGGCTGATTTGGTATTGGTCAATTCAATATCATCAGAAAAATTTGCACGAGTCGCAGTAATGGTATATGTTGCTAATGTAATGTTGTCTTCGGCTAAACATGTAAGCACAATAATATTGGTTCCAATTGCAATTGGAATATTATTACTTGCTGCACCAGACGCAACATCCAATCCTTCTACATCAATGGATGCATTTGCCGATGTTGCAGTTGGTGTGCAGCGCAGTTGAGTTGTTTCAGTTGATAAGGCAACTGTATAATCATAAACCGTTGGGCTAAAAGATGGCGTCAATTGGCCAGCTGACACATTAATGGAAGAAAGCGTACTAACAGTTGATGCCGCGGCTCTAACCACCGTAAGCGTATATGTTTTTGTAGATGCATCTTCAGCCGTAACAACTATCGTAAAAACATTGTTGCCCACATTTATAAATGTTGCTGCGCTTGGCGAACCGGATGTTACACCAACACCATTTACACTAACTGTGGCCAATCCAGTATCAGCCACGGTTGGTGTTACCGTTCGTGTAGGTGTTTCATATGCCGTGTATGGCATATTTACGGTGTATGAAGTTGTGCCTGCCGCAAACGGAAAAGGCGTCAACGTACCAGCGGTTGTGCTTAAAGCCGAAAGATTTGCATTGGACGATGGCATATTAGTTTAGTTTAATTTTACTTCCTGTTATAATGGCATCACCACCACCAGCTACAACTTTAACTCCTTTGCCTTTGATACTAGTACTGCTTGTTGAGCTAAATACACTACCAGCCGAGGATGTTATGCTTACTCCTTTTGCATTGATATTTGTAGTTCCTCTAGATGCAATATCAATGCTTGCTCCGACTATTATATTGCTGCCAGTTGACACAACCCGGTTGTCGCCAATGACTGTAGTAACATTGGCACCATGAATTGTACTGCTGTTTGTGCTGTATACATCGGTTCTATTGTAACCTCCAATGTTAAGTGTGTTGTTACCGCTTACGCTCAATGTATAATCAGCATGAACCGTTACTTTTGAGTTGCCTCCAATGTTCATTGCATATTCATCAAAAACTTCAGCGAGCATTTGAGCGCCAACCTTTGTTCTTTTGCTTCCTTTTACTGTTTCATTGTAGTCGCCGTTTACTTCAAGATTATAATCACCAGTTACAACAGTATTGCAATTGCCAATAATTATTATATTAGCATGCCCTTCAACTGTAATGTGGTCTTCGCCATGCACCACTTTATAGCCATTTCCATATACAGTAATTGTGCGATCACCGGTTGAATTGATTTCTTCGCTGGTGCCACTTTTATGTTGTCTGTACAGGCGTTCATTGCCTAGTGTATCATCAACTTCAAAAATATGGCCACTCCGCGTCTGTGTAACATTATTAAACGGATATACTGCTGCATCTTTTGGCTGCGGACTACCCCATGATTCATTGTTTGCCATAATTGTATTTATTAAGCAATTATGGTACAAGTACTACGAACAACAGATAAACTACGCGTCTTTGCATAACAACCATTTCCTTCACGACTGCCAGCAGCATTTGTATTTCCTTCAATGGTATTAAATTTACCGTTAGCATCGCTATCACTTGTAGCTATACCAATATGACTAAATGAAAATATAACAAGATCACCAGCATACACCTTAGATGGATTTGTTGTCAATCTAACAGCATTGCTTTTGCTGCGTGCCCATGCTTCATAGCCACCACCTTTAAATGCAGTCGCGCTTTTTGGGCGATCTGCTTCACTAAATACACCACTCTGTTGCACACACCAACTAACAAATGCTGCACACCATGGAGCTCGGGCATTGTAGCCATCAGAATAATCTGTAGCTGCCCACATCTCAGCTATCCCAGGTCCTTGATTTTGACTAACCTCGTATGTATTGCCTACTTTACTTTGAGCAGCTTGAATAATTTTTGTTTTAGCTGCGCTGTTTACTACAATAGGAGTTTGTGGATTTTCAAGTGTTGAACATGGGCTGCCAGTGCCTACTGCAAAACCACTAAAGTTTTGTGCACCGGTGGCTTGGGCAGCATAGCCTGGGCTTTGTCTAGAATTAATTGTTGCGCCCAATGGAATATCTGCGCCATTTTTTGTTGGAAATATTCCGTGTGGATCACCAAAACCTTGCCCAATTGTGCCCAACAGGTTATCATATCCAGCTGCACTTGGTATGCTGCCAGTTACAACAGGATCTTGCAATTGCTCACCGTCTCTAAAAAATCCAAATACCCATGAGCCCGGCACCAACCCTGTTGCACTTTGACCTATGCCACTTACGCATGGACTTGTCACAGGCATTATTTGCGTTGCCCAAGGCAAGTCTTCTTTCGGCAATTCCGTAGTATCATTGGTGTGATACCCAAGACATCTTACCCGCACGCGACCATATTGCAATGGGTCGTTCACATCTTCAACAACAGCAGTAAACCAATTGGTAATATACATTATGCGCTATCTTTAATAATTTTTAATCGTGACTTGTATATGCCGTCTTTAAATGAATGTACTGCTACAGCAACCAAATATTCGCCACTTAGTGAATTGTCCAAGAGCTCAGTATTATTTTTATTGATGTTTTGATTGTATTCATTTATGTCAGCTGATTTGGGTATTTCAATTTTTATCTTACGGCCAGGATTCAACCTAAAGTCACCAAACACTTCAATTTCATGATTCATGCTTTGCATATTTGCAATATATGATTTTGCGCGCCCTAAAGTTTCGCTCATTATTTGAGCACTACTTGGATTTCCATTGCCATTAGCACTGCTATTCGTTGAAAGCATACTACGGCTTGCATCAGGTAAAGATGTCAATGATTGAGGTTTGGTACTTATCCCATTTGTAAAGAAATTGACAGCTTCACCATATGCGCTGGTGGCTGATAGTTTATTGGCTGATACGCTGCTATCTTTGCTCAAGTTAAATATCTTTGCTATGAATGTTTTCTTTGCATAATCCGTTATTTCTGTTTTGTTTGCAAATCCTCCTTCAGTCGCCTGTGTAAGCTTGTCCAACTTTATATTTGAACGCATATTTAAAATTCTGCTCATGGCTTCAGCATATGATTCCAAATTGGACGGACTGTTTGTTAAGAATTGTCTATATGTATATGTATTATACAACGGTGCTTTAATCAAGCGCGTTAGTGAATTGATTTTTACAATGCCAGTTGCAATTGTGTTGTATACAAAAAACGGCGCACCATCTGCATCATATGCTTTTTGTCTTAACCATTCAACGGCTTTAAGAGGACTTTGAATTGTTATAATGCCATCAAATGCACTTGTGCAACTCCCTTGGTTCAATACTTTAGTTACGTTCAAATCCTTTTGAAAAATATTTTTGATGTTTTCGGCTACATTACCTTTAACACTGCGGCTAATTCGTTTAAGCATACTCAAATAAGCATAATCACTTACGGCAATCAAGTTGTATTCTTGAACTGCTATATTGTTAGATGTCTTTTCATAATTAGGATATTCTTTAACAATAAAGTTTAAATTTATTTCTTTAAATGCACCGTTTTTTGTGTCAGTTTTTTCAAGACGAACCGTTATAATTTCCTGACCACTAATTGCAAAATCTTCAAAGAAATTTACATTATCACGAACACGAGCGTTAAATACAATGACCGGTGAAAACAATTCTTCAGTAATACTAAATGATGATATTAACGATTGCATATCAACACTCTGTCCTTTTGAATTTTTAATACTTAGTGCTATTACACGGTATGCGCTTGGTATGGTTGCGCTATTGTCCGCACTAGAAATACCTTTTGGTGTATTTCGCGTAACTGGTCCAGGTTTTTGATATTCAGCCATGTGTTAAGAAGTTAATATAGAGAAATATGTTTTTACAAAATTTCCTATAAGATCAGGTCTTACAATTTTAATTTTTTGTTTTGCGTCATTTTCAATGTGTTCTTTTTCATAATAACTAATACTATTAGGATTGGTTGGTGAATTATTATTACCGTTTGTGATTAATGCAAAAGCACTGTCAGGGTATATAATGCTTGAATCAAATGCGTCATATTTAAAATATTGGTATGGCGCATACTTATAAAATTGCCATGCGTTTTGAGTCAATGTGTCTGCCTTTCTATATATCTTATTAAAAACATAAGTATCTTTGGTTATGGCTCCGCTTAAAAATAAGTCATAATTACCAAATGGCTGGCCGTTACGAACACCATCAATTTTATCATATTGCGCAATTACTGCATCAAGCCATTCGTCTTTACTTACATTATTATCATTGTAAAGCACAAGCTGTTTTGGGTCAGTTGGTATTTCGCCGACACCACCAGACAATGAAGTTTGAGATAGGTTTATGACGGTTCCGGTTGCGGTACCAATTGCTTGAGCTGTTACATAGTTATTCGCGGCGCCATCATTGTTAATCACGTCAACTAATGTTTGTGCGCTGGTAGCAGCTGAGCGGTTAATAGTGATTACCGTATTGTTTCCGGTTGTTACCACAGTTATTGAATTGGACGCGCTCTGAATATAAATTATGCTTATGTTGTTTCCAACCGTTCCAGTTGCAACAGACGTAAATTTTATTTTGTTGTTGTTAATTGAATCACCGGTTGTGAGACTGGCTGCAACCGGTGTCACTGCATATGGATTTTTCCATTCCAACTGATACACGTTGAGGCCCAAAAAGTCATTTGTGAGTGCACTTGATGTGATGTTATTATCGGTATCAGTTACAGAGTAAACAACCAATTGCAACATAGCATAATCATATTTTAATATATTTGCTTTAAGAAAATTGCCGGGGCCAGTTGATATTTTAAGTGATGTTAAATACTTTTCATCAAGAGGTATTACTGAAAAATCACCAAACCCTTCGCTTAATTTGTTTTCAATTAAAAGATTGGGCGCAATAACCATTGCACTATACTTATCATATTCAATGCTTATCATATTTTCCAAATCAGCCGACGGTAACGGCCAAGCATTGCTAATACCTGTTTTTAATTGGTCATTTAGAATGAAAAATGTCCAATAATAATTGGAGTTTCCATATAATTTTTGCGATATTACATCTGGGCGATCGCCGTTCTGTATATTATAATATGTATAATACGAAACTTTATCTTCGTTTAAATTGTTAATATCAACAGTTCTCGATATATCGGTTAGCACAGCATAATCACCGCCACCTGATATGTCATATTGTACTGTTGGAAACTTTGAAAAGAAATTGGTTGCCATATGATGTGTAGTTTATTAAGGTATTTCTCCTCCTCCTTCAGGTGAATACCCTTGAGGAATCACAAATGGTTCTTGTGGCGAAGCAGGTGTTGCCACAGTGCCATTGCTTGTGTCAGCGTCTTCAGAAGGCTTACTGTATTGAGCAACAAAATCTTGAGCAATTGGGTTCTTTCCAGTAAGTTTTTCTATATCCTCTCGAGTAAGAGCGCGCGGCTCAATAAATGTTAATGTCATTTCAGTATCAAGAGGACTTCCATCTACTCTCCACGAATTGGCAATACTATTGTAATTGGTTGCCATTGTAGTAAGATAACAACCTGGGAATATTTTTGGTAAAAAATCAATTTGTCCACGACTATCACCTACACCATAAAGATATTTAATATTCCATGTTGCAGGGTACTCCAAACGAAATTGGTCGCCTATTGGATATAGCCCACGGCGAAAAGTTTCTACAATATTGGCAACTGTTCTACTTTCTTTTGAGCTGCTAGCAATAAATTTAAATTGGAATTGAAATGATCGTGTGCCAGTACCTGTGAATTGTGTTGTGATATTTTTGTTAAACGCCGCTCGCACACCAATACTTACTGCTGATTTTATTTTGTCATCGCCATACTTTGCCGTAGACAATAAAGCCAAATTTTGAAGTGTTTTACCTATCCCTTTATCAGTTGCATTTTTAATTGAATCCATGGCATTTGCAGCAACAGCTGCAACATCACCTATTGCAGCTGTTGCAACACTCGCGCCAAAAAAACCCAATTCAGCGTCATTATATGATGCTGCATCATTACATGAAATATTCATTGGAATTGGCATATAAATATATGACGAAACAAACCCCGCGGTGGTACCAAAAGTACTATTAAATTGTATCATTGGGCGATTTGTTGAATTGGCCAATTCTTCAGGATACACTAAAGTTTTAGGGGCTGATTTTAGTAAAAATGTTCGAGACGGCGAAGAATTTTGATTAAATGATGTAGCCATATATATAC